TGAGAACGGCGGCTTTGTTAAGAAACGTAGGTTTGAAGTAGAGCAAAACGTATTTGTACAAGTTGGCGGTGGGATAGATGATAACAAGATAGTAGATTTAACTACACCGATTAGAGCAGAGGACTATATAAAAGCCATTAACAAAGGTTTATCAATATTTGAAATGCAGCTAGGAGTTAGTGCTGGTATGTTTACATTTGATGGCAAGAGCATGAAAACTGCTACAGAGGTAGTTAGTGAAAACTCTGACACTTACCAAATGAGAAACAGTATAGTTTCACTAGTAGAAATATCATTGAAAGAGTTAGTAATATCTATTTGCGAACTTGCTAAAGCTAACGGAATCTACAACGGAGAAATTCCAACATTTGAAGAAATTTCTATTAACTTAGATGATGGGATATTTACAGATAGAAATGCAGAGCTTACTTATTGGATTAAAGCAGTAGCTAGTGGCTTAGTAAGTAAGAGATTCGCTATCACTAAAATACTTAATGTTACTGATGTAGAAGCTAATGAGATGTTAACAGAGATTAATGCAGAAGTTGAGCCACAACTAGAGCAACAAGACATAGACATTTACGGATTAGAAGAAAATGAAGATAACAGAAAACGATGGTAAGTTCTGGATTAAGTCAAAAGAAGTAGAGCAAGTTTACCATGACTTAACCATTGAACTTATGATTAACACAATTAAGAGACTTAAACAGCGTGGTAATGCAGATTTATTAAGGAATCCTTATGTATGGCAATTAGAAAAGTTAAACGATATGCATTTGTTAACAGAAGAGAATGTTCAAACAATAGCTAAATATAGCGACATATCAGAAAGACTATTCAGAGATGTAATTGCTAACGAGGGCTTTGAGATATACAAACATGGGCATGAACAATTAGCAAAGGCACTAGAGACAACTACAAATATCAATTATGGTTTACAAAAATCTTTAGATGCAATGGCAAGGCAGACAATGTATGAAACAAACAACTTGATTAATACCTCTCTTCCTCCTGCACTACAAAAAGGCTTTAAGCAAGCATTAGAAAAGGCAGTAGGTGCTGTAGTTGGTGGTATATCAGATGAGAAAAAAGCCTTAACTAAAGCAGTATTTGAAATGTTTGACAATGGCTTTACTGCATTTGTAGATAGAGGGGGCAGGACGTGGACGGCGGAGAGATACGCACAAACAGTAATAAGGACTACAACTTTCAGAACTTATAGAGAGCTAAAAGAAGAGCCTGCGGAGGAGTTTGGGATAGACACATATTACTACAGCGCTAAATCAAGTGCTAGAGAGATGTGCGCTCCTCTACAGCACAGAATCGTAACTAAAGGAGTAGCAAGAACTATCAACGGAGAGCGAGTGTTAAGTTTACCAGATTATGGACTAGGAACTCCAGGAGGTTGTTTAGGGATAAATTGTGGGCATTACCTAACACCTTTTGTTATTGGTGTTAACTACAAACCAAGATTAAGAGAAGATGTAGAGAATCTTACAGAAGAAGATTTAAAACAAAATGCTCTGGATAAAGCAAAGCTAAAATCATACGAAAGAGCTATTAAGAAAGTAAAAGATAAAAAGCAAATGGCAAAAGCTCTTGACAATACAGAGTTATATGACAAGTTAAAGCTCCGTGAAAGAACATTAAGGAGCAGCAAAAGAGAATTAATAGAAAAGAATCCATTTGTATTAAGATGGTAAAAACTAGACCTAAAGTAAGTCGTTAAACTGCTTTTTTTTCGTGCAATTACCACGTTAAGTAATTAAATTTAGTCGATGGACGTAAAACGAAAGGAGTTCTTAAATGAGCTTAAAAAGAGAAATGTTAATTAATGCAGGTATAACAGATAAAGAAGCGATAGACGAAATCATGCAAGCGTACGGTGCAGGACTAGAACACGCTAGAACACAAGTAAAGAATGAGTTAACTGCAGAGAATGAGACATTAAAACAGCAACTAGAGACTCAATCACAAACGCTAGAAGATTTAAAGAAAAGTAGTGAAGCTAACAGCGATGTTAAGCAGGCACTAGAAAAGTTACAACAAGAATACGAGCAGTATAAGGTTGAGAGCGACAGTAAGCTGCAACAAATAAATAAAACAAATGCTATAGCACTAGCTCTAAAAGATGTTAAGGCACATGATTCTGATGTTCTAATGAAACTAATAGATATTGACAAGATAGAACTAGGAGAAGATGGAAAGCCTAAACTAGATGAAGTAGTTAACGGACTTAGAGAAAGTAAGCCGTTTTTATTCGAACAAGAGCAAGTACAACAGCAATCACAACCGCAAATAGTTGTTGGCGGGAATCCAAACGGAACAGGGCAAACAGAAAGAAACCCGTTCCAAGCAATAATTGATAAATATAACTAATGCAATCAAAGGAGATTAAACAAATAGGGCAGGAAATCAAAATCAACCAATCAGAATTTATGAAAAAGAATATAAAGGAATATTAAAGTCAGTTTTTAATGCAACTAAAGCATTTAGCGGAGTATTAGCACCTATTCAAATTAAAGATGGTGTTCAGCACAATGCTAAAGCGTTTAGTGTTAAAACTAATGCAACTCCAGTAGTAATTGGAACTTATAGCACAGATTCAAATACAGTGTTCGGAACAGGAACAGGAACAGGAAGCCGTTTTGGTAATATGACAGAGGTCATCTACCAAGATGAAGATGTACCTTACAGCTACGACTTAGCTATTCACGAGGGAATCGACAGACACACAGTTAACAATGACTTAGATGTAGTTGTTGCAGAACGTTTCGAATTACAAACAGAAGCACAAACAAGAGACATGAATAAGAAAGTAGGTAAATTCTTATCAGATAACGCTGGTAAGACAGAAAATCTTGCGGACTTACAAGAGGGAACTATTAAAAAATTATTTAATGGCATTCATACATATGCTGTTAACAGTGAAATTAGCGCCCCAATGAAAGCATATATTAGGTCAGAATTATATAGCGCAATTGTTGATATGGCTTCAAACACTACAGCTAAAGGCTCTAGCGTGTCTATTGACGAGAACAAGCAATTGAAATATAAAGGCATCGTATTAGAAGAAACAGCGGAACAATATTTCCCAACAGGTGTAGTTGGACTAGTTGCTCCAGATGGTGTTGTAATTCCATTCGTTGGTATCAACACAGCTAGAACTATTGAGGCTACAGAGTTTGATGGTGTTAAATTACAAACAGCTGCAAAAGGTGGTAACTACATTTCAGATGACAACAAAAAAGCAGTTGTTAAAATTGCAGGTACACTTGCTTAATAGGAGGTAACAATGCCTAAATACACGATTAAAAAAGAATTTACAGACAAATACGAAAAATGCACTTATGAAGTAGAAGAAACGGCAGAGTTTTCTGAAGAAAGAGCAGAAGAGATTAAACTAGCTCTAGGAGAAGATGCATTAGTATTAAAGAAAACTAAAAAAGAAAGCACAGAGGAAGTTTAGTAATCTAGCTTCCTCTTTGTAGGAGGTTAAAAAATGAGTTACTTAACTTCAAATGAATACGAAAGACTAGGTTTTGATGAAATAGATAACTTTGAACAGTTAGAAGAGCGAGCAAGTAGCGTTATTGACTTATACACAGACTACTTTTACAGCAATGTAGAGTTTGAATCTGATAACCCTATAAGAAAGAACGCAGTAAAGCAAGCAATAGCATATCAGATTAATTACATGGATAGCAGCGGAATCACAACCGCAGAGGATAAGGCAAGTTTAAACAGCTTGTCAATAGGTAGAACAACAATCAATTACAGCAATAACACAACTAACGCTATTAAAGATAGCTTCAATCTCTCACAAGATACAATTAACTTACTAAATAGCGTTGGTTTCGGTTATAAGAAAGCTATATATGATAGATAAAAGACTACTAACTGACACTATCCAAGTAAAATTAATTGATGATGTTGATATGTGGGGAAAACACACCCACCAAGAGCCTTTTACAGTGAATTTTGTAAGGTTTGATAGACTTACAATAGATAAGACTGAAAAAGCTAGTAAGCTAACTAACACAGTTAGGAATCGTACAGGAAATATATTTATATATCCTAGATTTTCTAAAGTGAAAGTAGATGATAGTTGGTTACAAGCAACAATTACAGATGAGCATGGAACTTATGAGGTAGTAAGTTATCAAGTTAATTACTTTAACGGAAAAGTCTTTTCATACGAGGTTAACGTAATCTAATGAGTATTACAATTAGTTACGACATATCGAAATTAGAAAACTCTGTTACTTCTGCAGGTATAAAAAAAGCTGGAACTATAGTAGCTAATCAAGTTGTTATGGATTCAGAGCGTTATGTTCCGCAAGGTAAAACAGGAAAACTTGTAGGAAGTGGACGAACAGAGGGAGCTGCTGCAGTATGGCACACAGTTTATGCTAGAGCACACTACTTCGGTACAAATGGTATTGTTACATTTAGAAAATATACTGTAGGCGGTACTGGTCCTAAATGGGTAGAAAAGGCAGAAGCTTCTAATATGAGTAAATGGGAAGAAATTGTATTGAAAGGGCTTAATTTACAATGATAACAAACAATGATTTTCAAGTAGTACTATGCAATTATGTAAATACACTTAATCTAGGATTAAAAGCTAGAATAGACTACTTTAACGAGAAAGACGACTTAGTTATTAATCTGATAAGTGGAGGACGTGTAGAACAACTATTCATGGACGGCTCACAAGAGATTAGCTTACCTTACGAAATAGCAGTAAAAAGTAAAGACAATCAACGAGCAAATGCTATTATATGGACTATTCACAGCTATTTATCACAATTCGGAATAAAATTACCTAGTCTAAACACTTCGTATCCATTTTTAGAAATGGAG